CAGACATCTCAACAATCCGTGTTCTGAAGAACCGTTTCACGGGTGAAACAGGTGTCGGTTGCTTCGTTCATTACAACAAAGAAACAGGTCGAATGGTCGAAGTCGAAGACCCAACAGTCTTTGCCGATGAGACCAAAGACGGAGAAGTCACAGAAGACTTTTAACAGCTAGTCGAAAGGGACAGCATACTTGAAGAACATCTTATTTGATATTGAAACTAATGGGCTTCTACCAGAATTAACCACGTGTCACTCACTGGTTCTGCTAGATGTCGATACAGACGAAATGGTATCCTGCGCAGACCAAGACGGATACACTCCCATTGCTGAAGGCTTGGACATCCTCGCCAAAGCAGAACGCCTTATCGGCCACAACATCCAAGCCTTCGATTTACCAGCACTGAATAAAATATACGGCTTCACCTACCACGGTGAACTGCATGATACTCTGATACTGTCACGGCTTGTCTGGTCAGACTTGAAAGAGAATGACTTTAAATTCGCCAAGAAGAACCGTGAGTTTCCCATGAAGCTGATTGGGTCACACTCGCTTGGCGCTTGGGGACACCGCCTGGGCAATCATAAGATTGAATATACAGGTGGTTGGGCTGCATGGTCAGAAGAAATGCAGACCTATTGTGAGCAGGACATCTACACGAACCTGACGCTCTACAATAAAATCCTGAGCAAAGAGCCGACGCCTGACAGCATCCAACTGGAACATGACTTCGCTGCAATCATACGCAAGCAGGAAGACCATGGCTTTCCATTCGATGTGACCAAGGCAAATGCTCTGCTGGCCAAGCTGCAATCTCGTAAAGCCTCATTGGAAGCCGAACTGCAAGCGGCCTTCCCTCCTTGGGAAATTCGTGAGCCGTTCATTCCAAAGGTCAACAACAAGACCCGTGGCTATGTGAAGGGTGTCATGACGCACAAAGTTAAGACCGTTGTCTTTAACGCTGGGTCTCGTGACCACATCGCCAACCGCCTTCAAGAAATTCACGGGTGGAAACCCAAGGATTTCACCGCCAATGGCAAACCAAAGGTGGACGAAGATGTGTTGAAGCAACTGGATTATCCAGAGGCAGTGCTGTTGAACGAGTATTTATTGCTAAATAAACGCATTGGTCAGCTGGCTACTGGTGCTAACGCATGGCTCAAGCTGGTTCGTAACGGCAAGATGCACGGTCAGGTCATTACATCAGGGACGGCCACATTTCGCTGCACCCACAACAGGCCAAACGTAAGTCAGACGCCCAGCGTAAGCGCACCTTATGGCAAAGAATGTCGTGAATTGTTTCATGCACCCAAAGGCTCAAAGCTGGTTGGTGCTGACCTTTCTGGCTTAGAACTACGCTGCCTCGCCCACTACATGGCGAAGTTTGATGATGGTTCCTACGGCGAAGAGGTCGTGAATGGGGACGTTCATACAGCCAACCAAAAGGCTGCAGGTCTGCCAACACGCAACAATGCAAAGACCTTTATCTATGGGTTTTTGTATGGTGCTGGCCCAGCCAAAATAGGCTCTATCGTTGGCGGCAGTGAGGCCGAAGGCAAGAAACTCATCAGCAAATTTATGAAGGCGACACCTGCCATCAAGATGCTGCGAGAAGCTGTGGTCAAAGCTGTCAAAGCCAAGGGCCATCTCAAGGGACTTGATGGGCGCATACTGCCTATCCGTTCAGAACATTCTGCACTCAACATGTTGCTACAATCGGCAGGGGCTATCCTTGCCAAGAAAGCAACTGTCATCCTGTACGAGAACCTGACCCGTTTGGGTTACGTTTTCGGAAAAGACTATGCGCTCGTCGCTCATGTCCACGATGAGGTGCAGGTAATAGCCAAAGAGGACATTGCGACCATTGTCGGACAAGAAGCCGTCAGAGCCTTCGAGCAAGCTGGCGAATACTACGACTTCCGTTGCCCCATCACGGGGGAATTTAAGGTCGGACAGACGTGGGCGGACACGCACTGAGGCCCAGCGCCGCAAGCGAAACGCCCGTCGTCAGGACTTGGTTCAGTACAAAGGTGGCATCTGTGAGCGGTGCAATGAACCACATCACTACGTTGCCTTTGACTTTCACCATCAAGACCCAAACGAAAAGATTTTCCCACTATCCCAGCGGCACATGAGCCGTGTGTGGGGCGACCTAATTACCGAAGCGGATAAGTGCCACCTGCTCTGCGCAAACTGCCACCGCATTGTTCACTTTGAACAAGACCCAACTTTCCTAAAACCCAAATCATAAAGGATGCTGAATGATAGCAGTACAGTACATGAGTTCCATGGGCGACGATGACCTAGTTGTCGATGCCGCAAGAGTTTCGTTTGACAAACAAGCCGAGAATTTTGGCCCACGTCAGAACGAGCGTCTTATAAACTTTTTAGCAAAAGAGAAGCATACCGCCCCATTTACCCATCCGACTGTCTCATTCAGATGCAAAGCCCCAATCTTCATGGCCCGTCAACTTGCCAAGCATCAGGTTGGCGGGACTTGGAATGAGGTCAGCCGCAGATACGTCAAGACAAGCCCTGAGTTCTGGAAGCCCGACTTCTTTCGGGCAGCTGCAGATGATGTGAAACAAGGCTCGTCCCCTGACGCACACCGCAGAAGCGATGAGTTTCTCGAAGAGTACCTCGACATCTGCATCGATGCCGTGGCCGCTTACAACAAGATGGTCGCCCTTGGTATTTGCACAGAGCAAGCCAGAGCCATCCTACCACAAGCCGCGATAACCGAATGGGTATGGACTGGTTCCCTACTCTTCTGGTCTCGCGTCTATGACCTACGCAGCGCGGACAACACGCAAGCGGAGACCCGTGAGTTTGCTGATTTGCTCGATGAGCAGATGACAGCGTTATTCCCTATTTCATGGGAGGCGCTGCTGAATGGATGACCCTGATTATGAAATCGCAGTTCTCGCAACCATGTCTGAGTGCATCTCAAGATTGGTGAAGGCATCCTCCAAAACAGAGGATGAGCATATGAAAGCCATTACATCTACGGCTGCTTCTATTTGCGTCAACATGATGCTCGCAACTCAACGAAGACCTGCTGACCTTCACACAATCGATAGGGAGACTATGCAATGAAGTTTCTGATCGATGCAGACATTATAGCTTTTAAGGCTGCCTCCAGTACAGAACGCCCGATTGATTGGGGCGATGGATTATGGACACTTCATGCTTATGTCGATGAGGGCATAGACTATATAAACAGTTACCTGCATGGCGTGGTTAACAAACTTGGAGATGGTGAGTTTAACCTTTTTCTCACCGACTCGGACAATTGGCGGAAGGACATTCTTCCGTCCTACAAAGCCAAACGCCGGGATGTAAGAAAACCCCTTACCCTCATGCCATTGCGGCAATACATGATTGAAAAAATGGCTGCTGTTATCGTTCCAACTTTGGAAGCCGATGACCTGCTAGGCATTACAGCCACCAAAGAAACCGATTGTATAATTGTGTCAGAGGACAAAGACCTCAAGACAATTCCTGGTCTATTGTTCAACCCTGCAAAAGATAGCGCACCTCGACTAATCTCCGAGTTCGAGGCTGACTATCATCACATGACGCAAACCCTCACAGGTGATGCAGTCGATGGGTTTCAAGGTTGTCCAACCATAGGGCCGAAAACCGCAGAAAAAATTTTAAAGGATTGCACCACCAGTGCTGACCTTTGGGACGCCGTTCTGGCGACATTCAAAAAACAGAAACTCTCAGAAGAAGTGGCACTGGTCCAAGCGCAAGTCGCTCGTATCTGCCGTGACACAGACTTTGACACCAACACAGGAAAGGTCATCCCATGGGTACCAAATTCGAAGACCAAATAATTCAACCTTCACACTATGCACAATACGCAGTCGAACCGATTGAGTTCATCATGGTCAATGACATGGACTTCTGGCGCGGTAACGTAATCAAATATGTGAGCCGTGCTGGCTCTAAACGCTATGACGGCCAAGACGAAACTCAATCTGAAATCACAGATTTATGTAAGGCCATTAGATACTGCGAGATGCGTATCAACATGCTCAACGAAGAGGGCATTTTATAGTGGTA